AGAGGCACCCATCCCGATCCGGCCACAGACGTGTCAGGGTTATTCGTGTTACCGCTCGTCAAATTGACCCAGAACCCAGAGTTGTCCGCAGCGGGAACGATAGCGCCGAGCGCATATCCTGTATTCTGCGCCGAAATGGCGCTGTCGAATTCGTGGTATTGGCCCGCAAGCAATGCCGCAATATTCTGCGTCGCGGCGTACAGGATGCCGTTGAAGTCTCGGACATCAGGCGGATCTGTAGCCGTGGCCCCCACTGTCTGCGGCGGAAATCCATCCGTATAGGACGCGCGCGGGTTCGGCTGTTGCGACGCAAACGGAATCGGAGTCGTGATGTAGCTTGCGCCGGCTCCGAAACCGAAGCCTTCGAGAATTACCGGAGGGGATGCAACGCCGGGCATTTAAGTCACCTTCACAAATGAGAGACCGAGACCGCAACGCCGGTCGGATGAGGAATCACGCCGGATTGCTCGATGATCGCCAACTGAACTGCGGTAGGCGCCCAACCTAGATAAAACTTCATAGCCATATTTCCATCGTCCTCGACGTACGCATCTCCATATCCGACAAACAACGTCATCAGCAACTGATTGAGCACTGGGATACATGACCGGCAAATATTCGCAAACGCCTTGGCATACAACAGCGTTCTATAATCCGGGTCTGGCAACGCATACGTCTGTGTGTCCGTTGCACCATCAAAAAACACGCCGACACCAAACGCATATCCGCTGGCCGTTCCGTCAGATCCGGTCAACCCCAGGAATTCAGCCGTGACCGGCAGCAGCAGATAGCGCGTCACGCCAAGTACTTTGCCCCAAAAGTCCAGCCCAAATCCCTGCGCGGTATCGATGTTCCATACATACTGATAGAAGTTGTTCCAATTCGCGCTCTGATCGAACCACTGCGAGAAATCGGCAATCATCTGCATCAGTACCGGACTCTGCGCATACTGGCTGATGTCAGTAAGATCGAGATTCGGCGTCACGGCAATCGCCGACACACCGATATCTACCGCTGTCGGGACGGCGGCCTCGGTATATACGGGATCGCCATAGCTGTCGAACACCGGATTGCCGTTGCTGTCGTAAACCTGACTCTGAATGATCGTACTGGAATTGACTACGGCATAAGCTGTTGGAAACTGGAATGCGACGTCGCCGACCGCAACGTTTGGATTCAGCGCTGGCGTTTCGGTGCCCAATGTTAGGCCGACCGCAGTAAGCGCAGTCTGCGCATCGGTCAGCGAAAGCCCCACGATATTTGGTACGGTGACAATGCTCATTGGAGCGTAACCGTTATATTACCTGTAGCCGTCGTCGGGGCCTGGTCGATGCCAAACGTTGCCGATTGTCCCGGAGTGCCCGTAATCGTCTCGGGCGTGCTTTCGGTCGATGTGGCTGCGGCACTCATCTGGTATGTGCCGATGCCGCCCGTAGTGCCCGAAAGCTGCTGCACGATATACGTCGCGGCAGGGATGCCAGTGCCAGTAACCTGCGTTCCGAACGTCAGCAGGCCGCTTGTCGCAGTCGTAATGGTGAGCGTCGTAGACCCGTTGACTAGCGTGCCCTGTCCGGAGAACGCGGTACCAATGGCAATGGAGAGCACCTGCACGAACGTCGATGAACCCGCGCACTGCTGCACGGACGCCGTGTAGTCCGATGCCGCGATCGTGCTGGCGATGCGCGCTCGTGGCGAGCCCTGCGCGCCAGTGAACTGATTCACGATGGCGTTCTGTACGAGAGTCGTGATATTCGATGGCAACGTAGCCAGATTAGGCAGCAGCACCGAAAAATACACATTCGCGGGATTCTGGCTGTTGTTATTGAACGTTATGGAATACGTCGGAGGCGTCTGGTAATTTCCAGACGTGTCCGTCACCGTCTCAGTTGTGTTGCCGTTGTAATTGCAGCCAGGGGATTTCTTGGTGTAAATGGCCTGCGCGATGGCTACTGGATCGCCGCCGATCACGCCGACGTAGATCGAGTTCGCCGCCAGCGAGTAATTCGTAGATCCGTACGTCGCGGCCGATCCGGTATCGTTCTCGTAGCAAAATACGTCGATGACATTCGGCACGCTGAATACCGCGCCGTACACGGCAGCGAGAAACCCTTGTGCATTTCCCGCGACGGAATTTCGGCGCCTGAACTCGAATGCGGTCGGCGTCTCGATGGCTGCTCCCACGACGCCCGGAGCGGGATTCGTAATCGACTCCCAGCCCGGAACAGCCTGATAAATCGCAGTCAGCGTATTGTCCGGGCATGCGATAGCGCCGATCACGACATTGGCGAACGTGAGACTGATATTTCCCGATGAGCCGATTGTGCCGCCCTGCGTGCACTGGTACAGATTGCCGGAGGTATCCTGCGCCTGCGCGCCGGTCGGAATCACGGTCCCGACGGCGCCGACGCAGGTGCATTGCACCGCGGTAGAGACGCCCGGCTTGCGATTCAGGAAATAAATTCGACCTACGCCGTCCTGCATGAATCCCGTGGCGAGATCAGGATTTTCGCCATTGACGATTTGCGCAAACGTCGCGTATGCCGCCGAGATCGCCGCCGCCATCGACGTGGCGAGCTGCCCCTGCGGGGTGTTGTCGGCGAAGTTCAACGTCACGCCGTAGGCCGCATTGATATCGGCCTGCACGCCGGCAAGCACGGCGGCTTCCGTCGGTACAGACAGACCGGTCGGCAGGAACTGGATTTGCGGTACGTTGGTGCTCATCAGCCTATCGCAATGGTTTGAGTCGTGCCGTCAACGGTCGTGAATTGAACTTGCCCCGTGACTGATCGGGCGCTCACGGTCTGAATGGTGCACAGTGCAGCCGTCACGCCTGGAACGGATAGCGCGGCGTCTTCCATCTGTGAGCGCAAAAACGACAGCGGCGGATTCTTGCCGAGGATGTTCTGGTACTGCACGCCTAGACTTGAGTTGTACCAGCATTCGCCAAGGAACGTCCGAATCGCGCTGGAAACGTCCTGTGCGGTTGCATAAGGCGGCTTGGCGACGGCGAAATTGCCGGCCGCATCGAGGCATAAGTCCCAGCTGCCCTGATCGAGCAAAAGTGTCGCTAAGGTGGGTCCGGCGCTCATGGCTTAAGTATAGGTCCCGCTTAGACAATGCTCGTAATGATGCCGTCCGTGACGGTGACCGTCGGGGAGCCGCCGTTGCCCTGGAATGTCCCGGAAGCCCCGTTCGCAGGCTTCACGGTCGGCGCGGCGAAGTTCCCCGACGTATCCACGGTCGCACCATTGGCGTTCCACGCGGCCGTAATGTTCACCTGATTGGCCTGCTCGGTGACGGTTCCTTGCGTGACGATTTCGATGCCGGCTCCCTTGGGCTTGATCCACACGTAATCGGTCGGAGTGGTCTCCGATGCGCAGGCCGATACGTACACGCCGTCCGCGAAATTAAACCGCCTGAGCGAGCCTGGCAGCGCCTGAGCGAGTGTCTTGATGACCACCGAGATATCCCGGTCGCAGCAGACTAGGAGACCGATATCGTTTGGATCAGGGTCAAGGATGAACGCCGACGTTCCGCCCTGCCATCGCAGGTACGGGCGCCCGTAGACAATGCCATGCGGCGTGCCCTGGCCGATACCGTTGACCTGATTCACCTGCGGCTGAACGTCCACGGTGCCGATCGGCCCGACTCCACCGCCGTGGACGGCCACGACCTTGACGGGATGCGCTGTGCGCACACGGGACATCATGGCGTTCCAGAAAAACGTCAGCGTGCGGTAGTCCGTGGTCCCGTCGGACGGCTGCTGCAGCGGATAAGCCAGATCGCCGCTCATAGCGGACTCGTCACTGCGCTCGGCAGTGTGCAGTCGAGGCTACTGAGCCATTCCCCGCCGGGCTGCAGACTCTCTAATCGGTGCGTGGCGCGATACGGTAGCCATGTCCCGTTCGCGCTCGGCACTTGGCTTCCCTGAATCTGAAGCTCCCCGCCCAGCGTCAATGCTGGCGTAAACAGCACATCCACATGAATGCCGTAGCGCTGAATCGTCGGGAAGCCGATGAGTCCGGTATCGGGCGAAAAAATCGGCTTTGGTTTATTCAGCCGCGGCTGATTTTTCGGGCAGATTGCGAGCGTCGCGTTACCGTCGAAGTAGAAGTCTATGCCCGCATGGGTACAGAGCTGCCGGAACTGATCCATGTACGTGCCAGGGAAATACGGATTCGCCAGATTTCCGGTCACGCCGTTGTTCTCGAGCGCGAATCCCATTTGACCGGCCAGGTACGTCGCAATCTGCACCACGGAAGTTGCGCCCGTGTACGATGTCGGCGCCACTGACTGAATCTGTGATCCGAATCCCGTGTACGCCTGAATACGCAAGCCAACATCAGGAATATTCTGGTAATCCGGCTGCGCCTCGATGAACGTGCCGTCAAATACCTGCGTCCATGTCTTAGCGTCCGGGCTCGCCTCGAGCTGCACGAAGGCGCGCGCATTCATGGCTGTCGGCGTCGCTGAACTCCACACCACCGTGAGCGCGTTCATGTCCTGTTGTCGCATGCCGTAAATGATGAGATCGAGATTATTTGGCCACGTCGCAGCTCCCGTGATAGTTGCCGATGCGCGGTAGCCAACAAGAGTCAACGTATTGCTGGACGTGCCCGGAAAATTGGAAGTCGGCAGGATCAACGTCGTGCGCAGATATTTCACGCCGTAGCTGTTCGCGGTCATGATATCGCCGCCACGTCCGCCGCAGTGTAATAAACAAGCTGCCATCGTGTTCCGAGGCCAACATACTGCGGATCTTCGTCTCCTTCGGTGTCGATGAACAGGAAATCGCCCTGGAATCCCCAATACTGCCCACTGAGTAGCAAGAACGGCGCTGCTTCCGTCGCAGAGCCGCCATAGGACCGGCACTTGCGCGTGTTTACGATGGCCGTCCCGTTGCTCACCAAGTCCATGTAGAGATCCGCGTTCGGCGGAAAGCCGAGCTGATAAATGGAAATGCTCGCGGACTGCCCCGAGAGCACCACCGATATGAGCTGCGACGGATCAGGGCTGAGCGGAACGATCTGCATCAGAATGCCCCGAACGCATTGGATAGCGTCGCGTTCGTAACGAGATTGGCCGATGGTCCCGAAATCGGCTGAAGCTGAACGGTACCTAGCGCGTTTTGAGGCTGCGCTGAAGGATTTTGCGCATTCTGTAATGCGGTGTTGGAATACTGCGCCTGTACGCTGATGACCTCGATAAAATTGATGTCCACTTGCGTCAGAAAGTACGCATCCGGCGCGCGGTCCCCATCCGTCGAGCGAACCAAGTCGTAGGACTGGATATCGGCGTTCTTGTATGTGCGTTCCGGCGTCACAATGCTGTACAGCGCGGTATTGTTCGCAGCATTGTCGAGTGCGCTGAGAAGCAATTGCCGATCAGCGAGCGTTCCGGCTTTGCACAAACGAACGCGCGCCTCGTACGGAAGTTTGACTTTGTTGTAGCTCGCAAACGAAGTCGGAACGCTTCCGCTTCCCTGCACCGGGAAATCAGAGATTCGCCAGTGCGGATGGTGTTCAAATTCAAGGATAGAGTCTGCCACGACGACTAGATTGTTATTGCTGTCGTAGATTCCCCATCCGCTCTGCGCTGACGTGAGCGTATTTCCGAATAGGGAGCCGAGTACCGCTCCGCCAATGGAAATAACAGCCGCCGGACTGACGCCGGCTAGCCGCGCGAGCTGCGGGACACCAGGAAGCTGCGGAACGTCTGGAAACAGGACGCTCATTGCATACCCGGATCGGCCTGAGCGGCGAGCAACTTACGTTCCATTGCGCGGTTTGCGGCCGATTCCCACGCGGAGAGCGAGGTTTTCATGAGTCCGTTGGCGTCTCTGGCGTTCGGCGCGGTGACGTTCAGCGTGTGAATTGTAACGTGTGAGCCAGCAGACGCGCCCGACGCGCGAGATGCGGGAGCGAACGGGCGCCCAGCGTGTGGAGTCGGAATCGCATGGCCGGTAACGATAGCTGCGCTTTTCTGTGCCTGCGGAAGATTGCCAGTAGAGAGAGCTGCCCCGACGAAATACGATGCCTGTTGTGGAGTCATTTCATTATAAATCGTGACTGCTTTTGACCAATTGGGATCGCCCGCATCTCCGCCGGCCTCCAAGTGCAGCAATTTAAGTGCCTGCATTTCAATTGATGTCATCTTAGGCAATCGAGCGGCCACTTGTCCTGGAATCGTAATAGAAGACAAAATGGACTCTCGACCGCTTTTCATTTGACTTGCCCAAGCCTCGTGGACATCCGCACCCATGCGCCCGAGCCAAGCGCCAAAGTGCTCGAAAACAGACATTGGAGACCACCAGTCAATCGGGCCTTGCGATTTACTGGTAAACAAATTCATGAGCGCTTTCCCTGGGTGCAGGAAATCAAGCAAATCCGTGATGACTTCATCTATCACCGGAACCAAGTCCGTCCGTATGACTTTAATCAAATCCATGATCGTCGGAGTTAGCTTGTCAAGTGCGACAGCAGCCTTCGCGCGCACGTCATAGGACAAACTCGTAATGCTCTGCTGCAAGTGCATTTGCGAATCGATCATGCGTTGCGTAATCGATTTCTGATCCTTCGACGATTCGCCGTAGAACTTCCGCAACGCTTCCACGCCGCCGCCTACCGCATTCGCAATGCCGCCGGGGCCGAAAATCTGCGCGGCCCATTGCACGCGCATCGCTTCATTCGCTTTGCCCGGCAATTGCTCCTGAAGCGCCCGCGCCGCATTCATGGCGATAGTCTCAATCGGCAGCATGTGGCCTTCCTGGTCCAGATACGCCACGCGCAGTCGGTTCAGCATCAGCAGGTTCTGCGACATCTGCCCCTGATATTCGAGGCCGAAAATCGACTGCTGCAAGCCCTGTACCGCGGCAACGGCGTCCTGCGCGTGGCCGCCCGCCAATCGCGCGACTTCGCCCCACCGCGAGAGCTGCACCGATGACTGGCCGAGATATTCGCCAGCGAACCCTAGATTGGCGAGCTCGCTCGACAAGTCTTTAAAATATCCGACTACATCCGAAATCCCTCGGATTGCCAAAAATAAGCCGCCGAATTTCAGCGCGAGTCCGGCGATGCTTTCGCCCATCGTAGCGAAACTCGCGCCCATGCCTTCGGCGGCTTCCGTGGTCTCAGTGCGCAGACCCTCAATGCCCTGCATGATGCGGTCAATACCAGCCTGGAACTCCTCGGAGTTCAGGCCAATACCGACTGTCAGACTGTCGATTTCAGACACCGCGCGCCTCGTTCTTGTGCTTTTCGATTTGACTCTTGTTGTAGAAGTCTACCAGCACAATCTCAAGCAGATTGTACAGATCGCGCGTGCTGTATACGGTCTGAAGCTCGTGCAAAGTTGCTCGGCCAGCCGAAATAACGGTTCCGACTGCGCGCGGTACGTTGAGGTACGACGCGAGTCTAAGCCCTGGCGTGTCGGCTACTTCGCCGATGTCGGGGCTTTTCCGCGAGAAAAAAAACCGAGGTGCATCCTCATGAATGCCATGCGGATCTGCAGCCGAGTCGAAATTTCCTCGATCTGGCACGCTTCGCCTTTGATGAGCGGCTGCGGCGGCAGATTCGGCGCTGGCTCGTACTGCACATACTGCCACATCGCCTCGAGCGACGGGTCTTGAATAGCGCGCAGGAATCCGATGGAGTGGCCATGACGGCGTTCCAGCGACGCAAGCCCAGCCATTCCCTCGCGCTCCTCGGGCTTCACATCCATGCCGGCCTGTTCGATCAGATACGCGGCTTGGATAGCCCATAGCTCCCCCTGTTCACCGGGCATTTCGGTGAGGATGAACGTTTTCCCCTTGTCGCGATTGTCATCCGTGACGACGAAGTTTTCTTTCAGCCGCGCCATTACGGAATCACCGAGCTGATACATTTCTGAAATGTAATTTCGTACTTCTGGGGCTGCAACAGCTTCTTGCCGCCCGGCGTTTTCTTACCGGATGTCATGAATCCCTTGATGAACGTGTACAGCTTATTGATGCCGGGCACTGCGATGGACGCGCCGAAAATGATCGTCTCAAATATGCCATCCATCGCCTCGATGGCGGTATCCATGACGAGGATCGACGGCGAATCCGCTTGCAGCGTGAACATGAGCGGCGTCGGGTAGGCTACGTACCCACCGGAGAGTACGCCGTCAATGCCCATCAGGATCTCGTTGGGCTTGACTTCAGTCGTATCGAAAGCCTCATCCGCCGAATAGCCTTCGATCGGCACCGGAACCGGGAAAATTGGCACTCCGCCGACGGACGTTGCGGTCAGCGTGAACGCACTATTGGCGACTGTCAGACTCATTTGTTAGTTACTCCGAAGATTCGCCGGTTATGCCAGATCGACCGAATTGACGACGATGGTATTCACGTTTCCGCCGTCCGTGTAATAGAACGAGATATTCGGCGACAGTCGGGACGCCCGAGCCGTCGCGCCAGGGTCGCTGATGAGCAGGTACCAACCCTGATTCTGCAGAGTAGTCGAAATATTAATGCCTGCCTGAGCGTTCACAGCGGCAATCTGGCTACCCGACAATGTAACGCCGGAAACCCATGCGCCAAAATTTCCCATGTCAGTGATCGTCTGCCCCATCGCCTGTCGGATCAGGTTGTATCCGTAAGGCGTATACGGGATGAACTTGATCGTCGTGCGCAGCGTCAGCAGGTCGAGCTGGAATTCCGAATTGAAGTAGATTTGATCGACATAAGGATCGATCCACTTCCACGCGCCGATCATCGAGCCGGGCTGCAGAAACTGGAAGTACTCCGTTCGCGTCGCTACTGCGCAGTAGCAGTTGTAGTTGTTCGCGACGAGATTGTCGTACGTCGTGATGTCCGTAACATCCGGCGTGAGACCGCTCTGGCCGAGATACGCAAAGTCCACGCGGCCATTCGTCGCAGTGAAATTTATCGATGCAATCGCGCCCGTGATGAACGCCGCCTTGGTGGCATCGACGCCCCACACCGGAATGACGCCGGTGTAATCCGCCGCCGCGGCAAGCGCCGCAAAGCAAGTCCCGTCGATTGCCTCCGTGGGGCCAATATCCGTATCCCAGGGCACGTATGCATAGGCCCCGTTCTGCCCGCTCACCCAGGCCGAGAACAGCAGCTTCTGCGGGCCACCAGCAGCGCCGCTATCGGGGTCCTGCACCGTCGTGAAGCTGCCCCAGTTCTGGCTAAGCCCGACGATTTCGTCCATGGCGCCGCTCGGCGTATTGGCCGCGGCCCCCGGCGAGAGCACCGCGCCAGTCGTCTGCGTGAGCTTCAGGCTCGGCGACAGCGATGTGTCCGTACCGTACCCCACCGAACTCGTTGCGCCCGTGGTCGAGCTAGTAATGACGAACTCCGAAAGCTGAGCATCCCAGGTCACCGTGGCAGTCGTCGTCGGCACGCCGCTCTGGAGACCCGTCTGAATCAGCGAAGCGGCGTCCGTGAACGAGGTCGCTGCCGACAGATTGATGCTCGCCGAAGTATGACTCGTTCCGTCAATGCTGACCGTGATGGCGCCGGACAGCGCCTGAAGCTGCGTCAGCGTCATCGCGGCCAATGAGCCGCTGCGCATGTAGCCGGATACGGCGGTCGTGTTGTACTGGAAAAAGTACAGCGCGGACGGCACTTGAGTCGCGCCAGTGAAGCCGTTGAAATAGATCGTCGCCAGGGACGCCTCAGTGCTGCTCGCGCCGAAGTACGCCGCAACGGCAGCCTGGTTTCCGAATGACACCAGCGAACCGATCGGGATGGATGTATTCGTGTCAAGCCACACCGAGTTCAGCGACGCCGGAGAGCCGGCCGCAGTGAGCACCGATGGCAGCGAGCTGACGAACTTGGAGGCCGGGATTGCGGGAATGACTGCGCTCACGCTGTGCTCCTACGTAGGATATTTTTCGGTCACGTTAATGACGCTCAAATCAAGCTGATCTGCGAACTGCTGCGTTATCGTGACAATCGGGTTGATCTGTAAATGCAAGTCGAGCGACCAGCGCTCTTCGTACTGGAGTTCTTCATCGGTCAGCGGCATCATGCGCGCCTGATTGCAGTACAGCGGCTCGACATTCGGACCGATGGCATCGAATCCGAATTGATCTTCGATGGCCGTTGAAATCGTCGCCGCCCAGTCGCCGGATGTCGGCCCGTAGCAGTCGATCTGCATCGGCAGCTCGATGCCCTGCTCGATATCGAGCGTTGACGGCGGCGAGCTCGCGCCGTAGTCCCAGGAATGCACCGGCATGTTGAGACGGTTCTGAGTCAACGTCTGCATCATGACGAAGCCCGGCACCGGCTGCGGCATGGCGGCACGATTCGGCAGACCGCGAATAACGGGAACTTCTGTCGGCAGTACGCCGGACAGGAACGTTTCCATCGCGGTATACACGTCGTCCTGCGTGACTGAAATGGCGAGGCTCATGATTTCTCTCGACGCCTCACGACTGCCTCACGATGATGCCGTCACTGTCGAGGACGAGCAGCCCGTTGCTGTCGGTGACCGAATACGCGCGGTCGGTCTGCAGCACGGCGTATACCTTGCTCCAGCCGTTGTTCACGACTGCCCAGGATTCGTCCATCGTCGCAATCATCCATACGTCGTTCGGCGCGCCGGTCCACTGCGGGAACATGAGCAGGTCGTTGCCGGTCTGGTTCACGCGCACGATGGACTGCGGATCCGAGAACATCCACACCGTGCGAATCACGCCCTGGAGTTGCAGGTAATCGACAAATTTCAGGTCGCGCCCAGAGGGCGGCTGCACCTGACACTGAACCGTTATCGGCAGGTTATAAGTCGGCTGCTGGCGTCCGGTGCTGCTCTGTACCGAGCCCTTGGACTGATACCAGTAGCCGGTGATATCCGAGTTGATCGCCGGAATCACCTGACGTACGGCGCAATGCAGGTTCAGGCTCATGCCGGCATGATCTCCAGACTCGGATGCGCTGCGAGCCAGTCCGCCCACTCCCACATCTCGGCCGCGATGGCCGATTTGTAGCAGGCGATCCACCAGGTTGCGGGTCGGATAATCACTTCTTTCGCATTCCGTCCCGCGCAGCCGCCATGTCGCGTCCAGATACGTATTCGCCACGGGCCTGCCGTTTCATCACGCTATCCATCGCCGGGCCGAACCGCTGCCAGTTCGTCGGCTCCGGTCGCGGAGCAGTGTGCTCAACGGGGATCGCGTCTCGACCAGTGCGCGCCTCAGCAGCCTTCTCGGCCATACCCTTCGCGCCGCACTTTTCGCGCCCGATTTTCGCGGCTGTCTTGGTCGCGACTTCCTTGGAATAGCCTTCGCGTTCTTGCAGATTTTCGACCATTTTGCTGAATTTCGACATTGCGCTACCTCAATCCAAAACCTGAAAATCGACATGCCGAAGCATGGTTGTGAAGTTCACCAGCGCCTTACTCGCCCGCTTGATGAATATCGTCAGCGGCTTGTTGTCGGCTGGCCATGCGAGGATGGAATCGTGTAGCTGCTCCTGCACCAGAATGCCGAGCAGTACAAGCGCCTTTTGCGCATCGTAATCGGTTTGCCTCAGGAATCTGCCGAGCCAATATCCCCATCGCGGCGACTTGCTGCGGATCATGTTACGAAAGAATGGTCGCGCCTTCATTTTCGACGTGCCGAATTCAAGCCAGAATGCGACCTGCGCGATATGCAGTGTGCGCGAATTCGCCTCGCCCCACTTCGCCCACGATTCAAGCAGCGACGTCCAGATGCGCCCTTCCTTGCGCGAGCGTTTCGCGGCATTGGCAATCTGCTCGGTATACGGCGCGCTGGCATACGTCGCGGATTCGAGAAAGCCGACGCGAACCTGCTTGGCGCTATCAAGGCCGTGCGCCATCTTCATCAGCTTTTCCTTGATGGCATCGCCACCCTTGAATGTCATGTGTACCGCGCTCATTCCGGCCACGCTCCCCATGACGCGGTTTCATACACGCGCGGCACGACATAGCGCGCGGTGCGGTAGATCGCGGTGCTCTGCCAGTACGTAGCGCCCCACTGCGTTTGAACGTAGTACGCCGCGGCTTCGCTCTGCGTCTTGAACTGAGTCTGTACGCTCACCGAGCCCTGTGTCGCGCTCGATATCCGCCCGACAATCCCGGTCGGCGCCTGCCCGTCGATCCCGTACGTCAGTTGCGTGATGTGCGCAACCAGCAGATTCAGCAGATACGCCCGCGTCGGCGCATCTTGCACGATGGACGCAATCGAATTATTGAGCTGCAACGTGGCGAGCTGAAAATTCTGCGCGAGAATGCCCGCCGTCGTATTGATGTCGGGAGGGATTCCGGCCGTCCCGCTGGCGCCCGTATCCGTGAACGAAGTCGCATTCGCCGCAACGGTGAAATACGCGCTCTCCGTTCCAGAGCCGGCGCCGAGATAGATCTTCCCGCCCGTGTTGCCTACCGGCAGCGAGAAGTTCACCGTGATCTCGCCCGGCGCAGCAAGCGTTGCGGACTGCTCATTGCTCGGCGTGGTTTCGCCGAGGCCGTCCGTAGCGGTCACCACGTAATACCAAGTCCCGGCAGGCCGCGTACCGGCCGCCGTAGACACCACCGGCGCACTCTGCACCGGTGGCGCCAGGAGCGGCGAACTCCAGGCCGACTGAGTAAAGCCCGGCGGCGGCGTCGCAAAGCGCGGGAACGCCGCGAGAAACGCCGCAGGGCTGAACTGAACGATGCCTGGAGTGACGGCCATGCGACTCTACGCGACGCGATCCAGCGAATTCTGGAGGCGCTTCAGGTGCTCGGCGTCACCCTCGATCATGGTTTCGGGATGGCCGTTCTTGGCAAGCGTCTTGAGCCGCGGCTCGTTCTTGGCGATCGGGTTCAGACCTTCGAGTCCGGTGGCTTCCGGCAGCCCGTCGCGCGCATGAGCGCGGAAGTCGGCTTCCTTCGGCTCGGCGAAGATAAACCCCTTGGCCACGACTTCGATGTCCCGGCCGCCATTGCGCTCCTTCGTCATCGCAAGCCACGACTCCCAGAAGTGTCGGGAAACCGTCGTGCGCCCGTAGCCGAGGATGCGCGGATTGACGTGAATCGGGCTATCGCTCGGCACGCTGTTCGCGCCATTCAGGCGGATGCGCTCGCCAGCCGGCGGCGCCTGAAAATTCTCGTTCGGCTTCGGAATCATCTCCATGATGTAGCCGTGCGGCAGCTTGCATCCGACGATGATGGTATCGCTGGAGCGCGCAGCCTGATCATTCGCGGAATTGCGAGAAGCGGAATTCTGTTCGTTCGCCATATCGAATTGCCTTCGCGGCTATGCCGCTTGTTGGATGAATGGAGTGACAAACGCCGTCATACGGATGCGCCGATTCGGCCCCCCGCTCTGCATCAGCGTGTATCGCGTCGGAACGAGCGAGCCAGTGATATTCCCCGCATACGGCAGCCCCGTAGCGGGATCGGCAAAGACCTGCGTGCCGACCGTTCCGCCCGCCGGGAACTTCGGCGAGAACGTGCCGGCAATCGCCGCGCAGACGCGCACGCCGGGACGCACGATTTCCTGAGCGAACATGGGCGCCGGCGGAGAATTCGGCGGCGGCGGCTGCAATGGCGGCTGATACCCCGTCGGAAGCATCTGCTGCGGAAGCTGAAAATACACACGCTCCCAGAGATTGTAGGGATTTGCGTGCGGCAGAACGAACACCAGCAGCGCGCCCTCGGACTGCACGTTTGAAACCTGCCCGATATCGGGATTCACCCAGCCAAAACACCCGACCGCGCAGCCGTTCGGACCGGCAACGCATTGCCACGGACCGACCGTGATCGACATAAACGGCTGCCGGCTGAAGCCGATGCACTCCGGATAGTCGAACCACGTATTGGCGCCCGTGGCAATGTCGTATTGAGAAAAGCTCACGTTCGTTTCGCTCCGCCATCGCTTTGTATCAGGCTACGAGGCGTGGCGACGTTGCGTGCTCCTGTGATATCTCCGATGTGCTTCTGCGTGCGGTCTCAGCCCAGCATCTGCGCGACGAACAGCGGCGCCTTGTAAATGGCGCCGTAGCCGCCACTGGTCCGCTTCTGCATCAGGCTGCTGACATCCTGAATCACGCGATGCGCCATCAGCTTCACGCTGAATGCGCACTCCACCGTCTCCTGGCCGTCCACTTCGTCGGCAAAGAGCTGCACGAGCTGCCCCGCCGCAGTGCGGTATTCCGGAGCGGTTTCGAGCCGCAGATTCGGGTAGTTCTGCTGCAGCAGCGCCAGCACCGAATTGGTGTTGTAGTTCGTGACCGTGGTCAGCGCGACACCGTTTTCCGGCGACATCGCCAGCGTCATCGGCGTCTTGATCGTCACCGCGCCTTCGGTCTGCGCGACGAGCAGCGTGATCATTCGCACCACGTCCTGGTAGATCGTGAGCGCGGTTGCCGAGCCGTTCGTCAGCCAGGAATAGGCCGGCGCGATCGGGGGTGAGAGGTTGGGGTCGTTCAGCAACCCGTAATTCGCCAGCGATCCGACGCCGAAGAAGTACATGTAGTTCATGGCCTTCATCAGCGCGAGCGCGTTGGCGGACTGCTTGTCGCCAGCGATGTCCAGCTTCGCCTGTCCGGCGCGCGCCATTTCGCGGTCACCGTACTGCAGGAATGCCTGGAACAGATAGTTCTGGCGCTGCGGGAAGTTGTAGTTGACGCTGGTCGCACCCGAGCGGCTGTAATCGTCGTAGCTCGACGTTTCGCCCGTTGCTTCCGCCACCTTGAACATCGCGATATCGTCGGCCCAGGAGCCCTTCTGCGACTCACCGGCGATAACCGCCGCCATCATCGGCGCGACGAGGATTTCGATCGTTTTCGGATCGACCCAAGTCGTGAAGATCAGCGGCACGCCCGCGTTGACGGACGTGACGAGCGGCGACTGCGGCGGAATGCCGGCCGGAGACGCCGAGGCTGGCGCGTCGAACGCCAGCTCATCGAGCGCCATGCTCTCCGGCAGCAAGCGCTGCGAGGCATACCCCGCCGCATGCCGATACACCTCGCGCTGCTCGAGGTCCGCGAGGACTCGCTCAGCATGCCCGGCGCGAATGGCGGCGTGCAGTTCAGTGCGAAACTTATTGCGGTCGAAATTGCGACGCATCTGATTACTCCGTCATTAGCCGAGCGAAGCCCAGCTCGAGATTTTGGCCATCTGGCCCTGGTAGGAAGTGAAGGTCTGCCCGGTGCCGACCACGATGGTGTTGGACACCAGATACGTGCCGGTGCCTCCGGTCGTTCCGGAGAGCTGCTCCATGATCTGGATATTCGCGGTCAGCGGGACCGAAACAGTGCCCGAACTCTGAATCCACTGGCCCGGCGCCAGCGTGCCAGACGAAACCGCCGAAACAGTGAGCACGCCGAACGGCCCAAGCCCAGCGCTGGCCGCGAGGGTCGCAGTGACCGATGCCGCAGCCGGAACCGCCTGCATCGCGAGCCACGGAACGGCCTGCTGGCCGTAGCCGGTGAACGACGTGGCCGTGCCGATGTTCGGAATCACAGCGTTGTCGAGGTTCGCCAGCGTGATGGTGTCGCCAATCGCGCTGCCGGTCACCGCAGTGGCATACGTGCCCGCCGGGAGACCGGTCATGGAGATGATCTGGCCGACGGCAAACGTGCCGGAGGTCGGCGCGGTCGTGAGCGTGAGCACACCGCCAGAAACGGTTCCTGCAGCTCCAGTCGCCGTCACCGCACCACCAGAGGCCCCAGCGATCAGTGCCCCCGTGGTCGGATTCGCATAGACCGAATTGCCGACCGAGGCGCCGCCCTGGAACAACGCCCAGAAGTCACCCTGCGCGTGCGCGGCAACCATGTACCCCGGCGCGATCTGCTGCGTCGCGATGCCGAGGAACTGGTAGATCTGCGCCTGCAGGTCGCGCTTGATGAAGCCCGGAAACGAGTCCGGCTGGAAGTAACTCGAGCAAATCCCAGTCGCGGGATTCGCCCAGCCCATCGCGCCCACGGTCGTGCCGGACGGCGGCGCGACCAGCGACCACGGGCCGACCAGCACCGTCGCGCGAATGTTCGCGCCGGCCCAGTCGCCCGGAACTCCCGGCGGGAGTTCTCGGTTCATGAAAGTCTGAAAGCCGGCATTTGCACCAGGCATGTTTGAATCCTCGTCTCGTTAATCGCGCTCGGGCCTTGGTTCAGTTCACGCGCTGAAACAGCGCGTCGGCATCGAAGCCGCCGGACTTGCTGTCCAGCGCATGCTTCGTCGATTTCTTCGCGGGCTGCCCGCGGTGGCGCAGCTCGTTCTTGATGAGCACGCGCAGTGCCGATTCGCCGAGGTCTTCGTAGTCTTCGATGCCGATCTTCTCGGCCGCGAAGGCGTAAACCTCACCAGCGCTGTCGAACGCATGGATCTGGACCTTGCCGACGAGCGGCGTGACCTCATCGCATGCGATCGCCAGTGCGCGCTGCTTGGCGGTGACTTCCTCACGGACCTGTGCGGCGGTCGCGGCCTGAGCACGGCTCACGGCCTTCTGCACCACCGCATTCACCTGATCCATCGTCATGGAGTCATGCGCGCGCGGCCGGGCGTCCTTCCCGCTCTTGTTCGCGCCACCCTGACGATTGGAGTTGAAGTCTTTCCGATGGTCGATTTCAGCGTCATGCGCGGCCTTCGAGTCGCGCGCAGCCTTGCGAGCATCGCGGGCGCCGGCCCTGCGGTCGCGTGCGCGGCGGCGCTCGTCGCGCGCCTTGCGGCGATCGCGGGCCTCGTCGCCATCCTCTTCGGCATCTTCGGCAGCCTCCCGCTCGTCTTCCTCCTCCTCGGCGGCGTCGGCAGCGGCCTCCTGCTCGTCGGATTCCTCCTCTTCCTCGCGCCGCTCGGCATCGGACTTCGCGTCATTCGCCGGCCGATGGCCCTTCAGAGCATCGGCGGCTTTCTTGTCCTTCGCGGCCTTCTTGGCCTTCTTGTCAGCGGCCTTGCGGATCGCCTCTTCGCGCTCCTCGTCGGTCAGCTCCGCATCCTCGCCGTGCGCCATACGCTTCGCGTCGAGCGCAGCGTCGCAAGCGGCCTTCTTCTCGTCTTCGCTGAGCGAAACGGCGGTCTTGGCCGGCGTCTCCCCGAGCTCAGCGTCGAGTGCCATCAGGTCTGCGGTGGACAGGTTGGCGAGCGCCGGGATGGCTTTCTGCAACCGGGCGATCTGGGTTCGATGCTTCATTGAGCGTAGCTCCGATGGAAATTCGTCAGCGACGTGTACGTCCGCGCCGGCTCGGCCTTCGCGGACGATGGCGGTGTGATTGCCTTGGATGTCACGCATGACGCCGTCATACGGCTCCCCCTCGGGCGTCGTTCCGGGCGTCATGTCTGCGCGATAGCGATAGCCGGCAGACAGCTCGCGCTGCTCCTCGGCCTCGATCAGCGCCTGTGCTTCGGCGCTGATGACGGTCAACGGTCGGGTAACAAGATAGGGCGCCTCGAACGTGCAGGCGCCAAGTGTCCCGACCCACAAATTTTGCTGCGGCAGTTCGGCAGTGACCGGCACGTGCTTGATCAGCAGTGGCTTGCCGTCGAACGTGCCGGCCGCCTTGGCCAGCTCGTCCGGGTGCCGGTACAGCCGATAGGTCTTGTGCGGATCGAGCCCGAGTTCTTCGGACTTCGGGATTTCCGACCCGCGATACGGGCAGACATTGGCCTTGGAGATGCGCGACATCTCGACGCGCATGTGCCCGTCCGCGTCCACAGAGCGCAGCGACTTGTCCATGGCGTACGCGCTGGACGGCTGCGATTGAGATTGATTGGACGGACTGCAAGATTTCACCTTGCAGCCCATTACAAGGACCGGATATTTAAAATGCAAATCGGGGCCGGAATGGCCCGATTCAGCCCATGCTAGCGGGAGGCTAGGGGCGGACGGTTGAGCGCGGATCGCTCAACAGAACGGTTATTGCACGGGCTGCCAAGTCTGATGCCCGGCACACTCGTACCAGATATTTTTCGAAACATAAAGCTTGCCGCCTCTGAATCGAGGAGAGCGCACTACGGCAAGCACGTCGCGCTCACAAGTCTTCCCGTTCAGGTTGAAGTGGCATGCGGTTTGACCTCCTTGCCCCAAGTCGTATTCCATGAGCATCCAAACGATGCATTGTCGCGGTGTAGCGTAAACCTGATTATCGCCGGCCGAGCGGCAGCTTCTGGCGAGCGCATTGCAGATAAAAATTGCGTATAGCGTAGACACGGTGCGCACTCCTGTTCACTTTCCAAACGTCACCTCACATTACGCGAAAGTTGACGCTGGTTTGATATCGAATAAATCTCCTCGAAGTTCAAACTCCCAGACACGCACGCAAATCTACGCGCGTGCCGGAGAGTAACCTAACAATGTTGCCTGCCAAGCCCCGCCATGCCCAGCCCCGCCGCGCCTTGCCGCACCTGCCCAGCCCCGCCAAGCCTAGCCCGACCTTGCCCGACTCGCTACGCCGTTACTGGCTTGTGCGCTTTCTTCACGCGCTTGCGGGTGTGCTTTTCATCCATGAGCATGATCAACCGTCGCGCCTTCTTCGAGATTTTGATTTTCCGCTGCTCTGACGGAAATACGATGATCGTGCCGCACTGAATGCAGACGTTCCCGCGGTGCAGAGTCTCAAGCCCGCAGCACGCACAGAGCAGCCGCACGAGAATCGGCCCGGTCATGAATGATTCACTCATCTATTCTGCCTATGCCGGGGAATACCGAACGGCTGACGCAGCGACAGTTTATTGCAGTCCCAGGCCATACCCGCTCCTGATCGACGGAACTCCACATGCCCTCCTTGATCCTGTAGCGCTTCCGTTGTCGCCCCCACTTCACGTGCTCGGGGCGCGGCTCTCGGCCGGCTCCGGTGTGCACCCATTCCGCCTCGGTGATTCCAACTTCCGCGCGGCGCGCTTCTTCAAACATCGCGCGCGCTTTGTGTGTCTGATCGCGCGCAATCAACCCCGCTCTGCGCCACGTCACGCCATAGTTTTTTTTGATCTCGCGCTCCAGCCCCGCCATGTCCGAGCCCTTCATGACGCTGGCCCATACCGAACTCTGCACATCGGTCAAAAACTTCTGCGGGATCGAGCGGATCAGCCCGACCTGCTGCGCAATCGTCGCGCGATATGCCTCCGTCATCGCCTCGGTCGGCGCAAACTTCACGGTGATGCCGGCATCGCGCAAGATGCGGCGGAATCGCGCGTCGAAGTCACGCATCGTCTTGCCAGCGAACATCCGCGCGATGTCATCGGCAGCGTCCTCGAATTTCTTGATCGCGCGCTCTCCCCACTTCGCGAGCGCCTTGCGCAGTGTCTCAGTTGGCGCTTCGTCGGCACCGAAGCCGATATCGGGGTCTGCCTCGCGCCACGCCGCACGCATGTGCAGGAGCATGGAGCGCGCCATCTCGTGCACCAGGTCTTCGAGCTTGCGGCGATACCACGCCTCGATGCCGGCAGATGCATGCACCGGTCGCAGCACGATGTCGTTCGGCCCGATGGGGATATCGTCGTGCTCGTCAATCGCTTGCGGCAGCGGCACGACTTCGAGGATTTTTTTGACGCTCACCAGCCCGTTGCCGTGCGGATTCGGGTCATGCGCCAGGCGTCCGTTGCGATAGATCACGATGTGCGGGTGACCCTGCGTCGAGGTGCCCGTCACGAAATAGTATCCGCGCAGCGCGGTATTCTTCGGGCGCTCGACGATGCGATATCCGCGTGACTCGAAAAACGCATCCATGTCACGATTCGGGTCATCGTGCTCGATGAAGTTCGGCACCGCATCGAGCGGCAAATCCAACATCGACGCGGCGGCAGCCTGCATGCAATTGCCGTTCTGGCCGTTTTTCTCGAAGCGGGTTTGAGAGACGGGGGTCACGGTCTATGCCGCTTCCTTGACGAACAACCCCGCTTCTTTGCCGCCGATCAATCCGCCCTTGCCCGCCTGCCCGCTCTCGATCTGCTCGCGCTTCTCTTCGAGCTCCGGCGGCGCGCGCTCCACGTCCAAGTTCACGAAGCCGCTGTCCTCGTCGCGCGCGACTTTCTCGCGCACTTCTTCCGGTGTCACGACGCCAGCGTCGATATAGGCCACGTCCTGTTCCGCTTCCTTGCTCTTGATATTCGCCAATACTTCGCCGGTAATCTGCTTGATCGGCTTGAACTTGAAGCTGATGTCCGGGTCGATCTTGCCGTACATATCGAGCTGCACGACATCCAGAACGTGCTTCAGCTTCGACCGGATCACGGCGTTCTGCTCGGACCGGTTCCAGTCGTGATATACCTCGATCTCGCCGTCGCTGCTCGCATTCAGCCCCGACGGCGTAACGCCCGTCAGCACTACCAGCGGCTCGTGCGTCGGATAGGCCATGTGCTCGAGCGCCTGCTGCTGCAGCGCGGCGAGTTCGCTCAGACTGACCTGCACGTTCTGGATGTCCTCCGTGGCCATATCAACGGCAAACGCGCCCGTGTTATCGCCATGCATGCGCGCCATCTTGAGCCGCTTCAGCAGGTCGGCGCCGTTGTCACCGTCCTGGAGAACTGCGCTCATGTTCGTTTTCAGCACGATCAGCGAGTAATTGTTGATCATGCGGTTGACACCCTCGACGGTCTTCAACCAGCGGTCCACATACGGCTGAATGATCTGCGAGAGCGACAGTCCTAGGAAGTTGTATGCTGGCTTCAGAATGTCCGGCACTTCGCGCGATACGACCTGCAGCAGTCGAGTCTTGTGCATCTCGGTTTCGAGCGCCCACCACGTCTCCGGGACGTAGAAGCTCGGCAGCTCGACTTGCGATGAATTCCACATCACCGGCGTGACCCACATCGGCTCGATATTGCGGAATCCGCGTAGCGAGTTTTTCTTGATCGAGCGCGAATCCAGCAGGATCGGCAGCCGCGCGTCATCATGCCCCTTCAGGTCGATGTAAATGTGCCCACCGCCATAGAACCCGTCGTGCATCATCGCTTTGCGGAACAGCTCCTGGATGTTCAGTTCCTCAAACCGCTCTTGAATCTCAGTGATTTTCTTCGCTTTGTCGGTCTTGCCCTTTGCGGTGAACTCGATCCATTCGCGCGTCATGTCCTTGGCATGTGTCATGACGGGCTGAATGTACTCCGTCCGCTGCGCCAGCATCGCCAGGTACGGGTAGCCGGGGAAGTAGATGCTGAACGAATTCAGCCCGAAATAGCCCTGATACGGGAATGCGGGGCTACCGCCAGCCCCGGGGCCCATGTCATCCATCGCCATGCCGCTGCCCGGTCGCTTGCCGTTTGGCAGCGTCGGCAGCGCGAGCGGCTTGGCGTACTGCGCATACGCATCTGGCGCAGCGGATGCGCCTGCGAGCCATTCAGCGATTTTGAGCTGCTTAGTCTGCGCCACCTCGAGCGGCGTCTGCGGCTTCCTGGCGCGCTTTCGCGTAGAGCGCTTGGTAATGCTGCTCGGACTGCGCGCGCGCGATGATGGCGTGGACGATGTAGCGGATCGGGATAGCTTGCGGGCGCTCGGTGGCGTCCGCGGTTCGCGCGGCTTCGTGGCCGGTCGCTTGCGATTCTTCGATCCCTTGGGGCGACCCGGCTTGCGTTTCGTCGCCATGATGGCTCACTTTGCGCGCGGCTTGGTGATGAGAACGGCGCCGCGCCCGATATCGCGCGCTTCGATGCCGATCGGCTGAGTGCGCCGCGGCGACGATTTCTTGGCGGCGATGACGCCGTTGACCTGACGTGCCAGACGAGACGCGCGGGTTTGCGGAAGCTGAGGATTGGAGAAGAGGGAGTCGCGGGAGCGCATGTTAGTTGCCTTGCGGGTCAAGAAATGGCGGTTCTGGCTGTTTAGGTTCTGTGAGTTTTGCAAGCAATGCGTCTGCACAAGCGACTGCATCAGAAGCTATAGCGTCTTCGTCAATCACTCGCCCATATTCAACGCCAGCACACAATCCCTGCATGGCCATCGCAGCAAACATCTCGCGTTTTGTCAGGCCACCGCTGGATAGCGCAACCTCACCGGCGCGCACGAATCCTGGAAATACGGACTCGTTATCCTGGAACAGCTTATCCGAACTCACCTTCGCACCTTCGCCCTATCCCGTCCCGGCACGTACTTGCCTTCGAGCAGCGCTTTGGCCTGCTTCTGGCCTTCCATCTCGCGCTCGCCGGCGGCGATGGCTTTGTTCAGGGCATCGTGATTTTGCTTACTGGTGCGCGCTTCACGCATCGCCGCTGCGACAGACTGCTTTTCAGGATGACCAGCGGCGCGCATCTCACGAATGTTTCGAGAGATCGTTTTCTGAGAATAACCAGGCTTGAGTGGCATCAGAACACCCTCGTTCTCGGATCAAACTCATCGAACACGGAGTCGCTGATCTTGAAGGCGCCACGCCGTTTAATCATGGGTTCCAGCGCGTACCGAATGGCGTCAATGCAATGATTGTGCTTGTCCTCGACATCGGGCAGCACATTACCAGACAGTCTGTCAACTTTATAGGAATAGAGGCGCATTTCCTCAATAGTATGGCGACAATTTGGAGCAATGACGATTCGTTCATAGCTGCGCAAATGCGCAATGCCGTCCTCTACGCTGCCTTTCCATTTCTCGCACGGCATGATTCGGGGGTAACCGTTTTTCTTAACGTACTCGATTGTTTCTGGTCGCGCGTTGTCCGCACGGATTGTGTGGCGGTCAGATTCATCGACTTTGTCGAAGAGCGCTGGCGTCTTGTCGATATCACATCCGATGGCGTATGCCTCAGCCTCGATGTACAAACACTTTTTGTGCACCCAGCACTTGATGAGTGTCGTGGGGTCTTGGGCAAATCCCCAGTCCGCTCCGTAATACGGACCATGCCACTTGTCTTCTCCCGAGAGAACCGGATTTGTTTCAAATGATTCGACGTGCCATTTGCCAAAGAAAATCTGTCGTTCGCCGTGAACCTGACACTTCCCCTCCCAAATGTGCGCGTACGCCTCTGGATCGACGCGCGCCAAGTAATCGCGTTCCTGCTCTAGTTCGGCTGGAAAATACGGATTGTCTCGCCACGTCAGCTCTCGGACTGCGGCGTCCGGAGGCGGAGATTTCACAAACCGTTTGTAGGTCGGATCATTCTCGCGCCTGGGATTGAACGTCACCCAGATTTGCGAACCGGGCTTGCGGATGGTGGGAATCAGATTTTCCCAGCTTTCATCCGTGAATGTATCCGCTTCTTCAACCCAGCAGACATCAACTCCCTCGAGAGACTTCACACCTCGAGGATTCAGATGCAGTCCACGAAATATGAATAATGACCCGCAGCGCGATTCAATCTCATGCTGCATGACATTGAACTCGGATTCTAGGCCAAGCGAAACAATCTGGTCTGCCAATAGCCGATGCACCGAATCGCTGATGCTCGACTGATATTCTCGCGCGCACAGAACGCGAAGAGGACCAACTGCAGCCAAACTCACCAGAATTCGTGCGACGGACCAGCTTTTGCCCGATCCGCGACCGCCATACGCGACCTTGTAGCGCTCGGGACCGAGAAAATAGTCGAAGGCTGGCGGTGCAAGCGTTAATTTCTGGCGAGCCATTCAAGGGAGGTCACTGCAAGATACGTCGATATGTCTTGGAGGACGCAAGGCGAGAAATTTGCGCAATATTTCGCGCCGCTACCAATTCCGCAACAGACGGAATGCTGGAGCCGGCCTTAAGCGCTGCTCGCGCCGCCCTAACCTGCGCGACCGTGAGTCTATTGCCCCAACCGCAAATGCACTTTTGAGCGTACTCAGGATCGAGCCACAACTTTGCAATAGCAGGATTGTCTTGAAGATATCGTCCTATTGCACTATCACGGCTTTCTATATTTTTTTCGCTAACGCGAATGCCGTGTTCCGCAAGATATTTTAATCCAGCGAAGCCGCCAGGAATCATATTGAATCCCTGCGGACGCAAAGAACAATCAGCAACCGTCTCTTCCTCAAGCTTCATGGCTTCGTCAAAAGTAAGTCCCGACCCAACCACAATGTGTTTGACTATTCCGCCGCGCTTCCAAAAAGATCTAAGCGCATCATGAAAAAGATATGGAGATCCTTGGCGCGCACTGCGCTGATGCTCATTCCATCTGTCCTGCCAGCAGCGTCGTGTCATTCCGACGTATGACCCAGATCCATCGGCTCCGCGATTGTTCGGTAATTGACCATTATCATCGCGCATCAAAACACAGTGCTGATAGACGCTGCATTTTCCAGCATCCGATGGTCGTCCATTTAGGACAGACTCAAGGTTGCACCCCAAATACTCGGTGTGCGACAGGAAAATCGTGACCCATATAGAGGACTTTTCTGGGCGAGATGGATCTATATCTCGTGCTAACTTGATCTGAGAGCGAGGAGAAGTCGATCTCAAATCTATCAACATGTGAAGTGACGGCGATACGAGAAATTCTCGGTGTGGCAAGCCGTCGGACCGAGAGACGAATTTTGATAATGCGCCTTTCGAATGTTCGTCTATTTCAAAACAAATCTGATTTAAAACATACGCCGCGCGCAGAGCGCGTTCGCCAAATAGACGTTTGAAATTTTCCTTATGGACGTACTGCATTGGAAAATGTTTGCGTCACGCGGAGGATTCTTCGTCATCGGAGCCAGAAACCGACTTTGGTGTGCCGCGCTGTATCATCGCCACCAGCGCGGCCTTGACGGCTCCGAGTCCCTGCGTTTCGTCTCTCGTTACGATCGGTCCGCCATCGGCTCCGGTCATTTCAACAGCAGTCCGATCTCCATACTTTTTCGGTGCCATCCTGCCCAAGCGCCATTTCAGCGTATCGACCCGAAGTCTGCTGCGCGCGATGTTCTCGCCGTTCAGCCGATAGCCTGGATTATTTGGGTCGTTTGATTCGATCCAGTCGTTGCTCCCATCGTCCGCAATTTGCTGAATTCGTTCAAACTCTCGATCAGCATGAACGGCACGACTACGCGCGTAGTTCTGCGCGAAATCTTCGTGCGCTTCCAGCCACTGCATGACGGTGCGGTAAGCCGGCATGCCATCGCCGTTTTCGAGAATCGCCAGAAGTGATTCGCCGTCCGCAAGACGCTCGCAAATCGTATTCGCCATTTCCTCGGAATACGTACTGGGACGGCCACGGCCTCGAGATTCACCCATTCTCCCACCAGCGTGCGATGCCGACGATCCAGCGCAGCGCGAGGAACCCCAATCCACCGACGAACCAGTGAGCCGCGCCTTTGGGGTCGTTGTGTAGTAGATCGGCCACGAAAGCGATGGCCGCCCACAGCATGCCGAGTTCGGCGATGAGAATCCATGCCTTGATGGACTTGGACGTGCGTTCGATGGTGATGGTGCGTCGCATGGAGGGGAGCGTAGCCGAATTGAGTCACGGATAGCAAGCGGGGATGGGGCTGAGGCTGCGCAGGATCGCGCAGGAGCGGAGATTGGATCGAGGGGCGGGGATACATGCGCGCTCGATGATGCGGCCGAAGGGGTGCCGTGGGCAGAGGGAGACGAAATCAGGCTAATGGTCACGGTCAAGCATGCGCCCGGTCCGAGAGTCCGCGAAGTCCGTGATTCTCTATCCTCAGCATTTTTCCTCGCGCGCGCGCCTACGGGCTTCGCCATCCATGAATTATGTAAAATATCGTCGATTTTGGGCTTTTATGGTGGGGATGGAAAATCACGGACTCCACGGACCTTTGGACCAAAGTGCGCCCGGAGTCAGATTTAGGACCGCCCGACTGTCGAAATTTTTGACGCAGCTGCGATGCGATCGCAGAGCTGAAGTTGCTTGCGGGCGTAGATCACGACGTTCTTTTTCGCCACTTTCCATCGCCCATCGGATTGGCCAGTATTTCTGACGGGGACGTAGCCAACGGCTTCCATCCGGTGTGGAACTTGCCTTGAATTGCGGCGATCCTGAAGCCAATTCGCAAATTCTTGTGACGCATTGTCGGCAATTTGAGAAATTGTGATGGCGGCGGGCCAGTCCTCGATGGCGATGCGGTCGGCCGCGGTCAGCTTGGAGGGGCGCATGGGGGCTCCAAAAGGTTGAGACAAACTGAAGCGCGGGCTGCAGAGACGCCGCGCTCCAGCGGTGGCCCGATTTTTACACGCTGCAACAGCCAAAATCTCCTTGCGACCTTTCGTCGTAATACCCTAACTCGGTCGTAATGCCCAAGCCCTTGATTCACAACCTCTCTTACATCTATTACAACCTTACAACATATACACCCGTATACGTAGGAGAGGGGAGGTGGTAGTGGGGGGAGTGTGCACGCGTGGGAGAAACTCTAGATCGG